TATGCCCTTGACGACGTCCCTAGGCTTGGATGTGAGAGATGATCCAACACTAGCTCCTTGATTCCCTCCAACTCCGCCTTGGTCGGGTAAGGCGACTCCTTCAGTCTCTGCTCGATTAGGTGAAGAAAGCTCAGACCAAGACTTTCGGACATCGTCGCTAACTCCTCCTTCGAGCAAACCATCAAGGCCGCTTTTGAGATATCTTTGAATGATATTTTGTCGTTGTGCATCTGTGCCCTTCCATTTCATTATGACCAAAGGTGGGTAACCATGGACATCAGGATCGTATCCTTTTGTGCTGTCCTTCCAGTATTTTACCGCATCCTTTAACTTTGTGTTAGTGTAATATTGTGGATCAAAGGGTACTTCACCTACTTTTTGAAAACCAAAGGCTTTATAAAGTGTTGGTAAAAAACCATCTGGGTATTTATCGTTCTTGACAGCGAAGGCATCAAGCACAGTAGCGCCGTTCTCTAGCGCTTTGAGTATGACGGCTGGACCAGCGATACCCTTGGCACCCTGTTCGTTGTTGATGACTGATGACAGCTTGACTTCGTTCTTGCCAATCTCGGGGATGTCAATGCCGTAGTCGCTGGCATAGGCTGGGTCGCCTTTGTGCAGTGAGAAAAAGATTTGGCCGTCATCACCCAATTGAAACAACTGCATCTCACCAGACTTGACCTTTTGCTTGACTTCCTCAGGGGTGTACTCGTTCAATACAGACTTGGCTGGCGAGTTGTGTATAGCGTCAATGAACTCTTGCTGGGAGATTCCGCCCTTGTTTTTGGCCACATCAGACGTCTTCCAATTAGATCTTGCTAGGTCGGCGGCTAGTCGTGCTTGCCTTGGACTTTCAATGTTTGCCTGCTCCAGCGGTCCAATCCTGTCCACCAAGTCTTGGGTAACATTGACAATAGGCTTGGCCAGATCAAATGCCCGTCGCGTATTGGGCTTGAACTCGAAGTCTTCTTCCTTCGGCAGGGGTGTGCCTTCTTTCTGCGCCTCTTCAACAGCGGCGTCAAAGGCCCGTTTCTTGGCCGTGTTTCTGGCATTCTCTAACCAATCTTGCCACAGCAACTCATAGTTGACTGGCGTCTTGAGGCGGCCAACAACTTTGCCACGCTTGCCGTACGGAAAGTCAAAGTGAGGTTGGGTTCCCTCTTCGCCCAGCTTAATCATGGGCGCGTTGTCTTCCATCTTGAGAATCAATGCACCGTCACCCCAACGGTTGCCAGCTAAAGACTTCTCGCGGGTTTCGTCAAGAATACGCTGGAATGATGGCACACCCAAGTCTTGGGCTTTTTTACTGGACAAGATGTCCATCAGTCTGGCACGGGCCTCAAAGCTAATACTTTGTAAGTAGTCGTCTAATTTCTTCGGGTCCTCAACGCCAGGGAAGTTACTAATATGCTCCGCAATCTTCGGGTCTTTGTTCTGGGACTCTTTGACCAAGTTGTTCAACAGTTCGGCATTCTCATGCGGGATGCGCTTGTCCCTAGCGTATGCCTCCAACGTATTGAAGAACGCATTGTTGACCGTGGTGTTGGACTTGTGCATATCCGCATCACCCAGCACCACCATCATATGATCTGCACCTGACTCGGCTTTGGACTCCTTTTGGGATATGACACCCTTGCCTCGATCAGCCCAGCCGATGCCAGCTTGGACGTTACTCTTGCGCAACGGGAAGAACGGCCCACCCAGTAAAGGTATGGCGGCCTCTAGTTCTGAGGAGTCCACACCGTTATACAATGCGGCGGCCGCGGTCCTGTCGGCAATGGTCGGGTAGATGTTCATACCCACCAAGTCTTGCATTGTCAACTCTGGGATGTCTTCATGGTTGATTAGCTCATCAATGTGCGCTACGTCTTTGACGTCATTGCCAGTGTTCTGTAAGTCGCTCTTGAGTTGTCCAGCTTGCTCTTGGTAAGCTTGATGGTCTGGATGCGCCTCTTGGTCAACAGCAGGCACCTCTTCGACCTTAGCCTTGCGTGTGCGCTTAGGCTTGACTTGAATCTGGTCCTCTGGCCTGATAGCCTCGGCAATGTTATCCACAGCTTTAGTGGCCAGTCCAATCGATGGTGGGTTAGCCTTTAAGTAGTCGCCAGCCATCTGCTTGAACGGTGCAGTCACCTCGCCAACATTGTGAGCAAAGGTAAGGTCACCAACGACTGGGGGCAAGTGAGCGGCGTCGAAAGCACTGCCAATGTCACCCATGTACTCTTGGCCGTACTTGCTGTCAGGCTGATAACTTGGGTTATTTTGTAGGTACTCTTCAGCGTACTTGGCACCCAATGGTGCAGGTGGCTGTCCAGTTCTTATGGCCTCGGGGATACTCTTGGCAATACCGTAAGCCCCAGCAATGAGGGGATTGACCATGCCTGTGGCCGTTCCTAGAGCCGCTTGAATTGCTCCCAATGTCTTAGGGTCGGCTACCGTATCTGACGTTCTCTGAGCGGCATTGGCGCGGGCTAGTGCGCCTTGACGCTGAATGTTTGGATTGCCGAAAAACGGCTGTGACAAGTCATCAGGGGTTAGTTGATCAGCCATTCTGACCTCGTAGGGTTGAAATGCCTACATTATGCCTAGGGTTTGGCTTTGAGTCTATTGTGTTTAGACAATAGGGCAAGACGAGTGGATGATCCCCATCCAACTTCAGCCATCTTTTAAAGACTACTGCACCCATAAGGTCAGACTTCAATTTCCAGAGCACCACCTTACGGGGGTCAGTCGCCAAAATCACCCTACTGCTCTGTTCCTGTGATACCGTCTGCAAGTTCACGCGCCGTCTTGCCAGTAAGCGCAGTTTCTTAATTGGGTGCGTCCAAAACCATAGACCATTAGCTAACCCGCCCTGAGGGTTGTGTCGGTCAATAAAAAAGCCACTTAATGATGTAACTTGGTCGAGTCCCCCGATTTGGGGGCAAGGTACATCACTAAATGGCCTAACTTCATTGCACTCGACTGCAACGCCTTTATTGTAATCAAGCTTATCAACACTTGTCAACACTTTATTGAGCATAGGGGTTGCCCTTTTGCTTGACCATGCCTGCATCGATCAAGTCGTCTTCGTCATACGCCTCAGGTGCAGGTCCGTCAATGTCTAGCCATCCAGAGTCTCTCAGGTAGCGCAGTGCTTGCGTCATGGCGTCCACATAGTCGTCATGGGCTGACTCGGGGAAAGAACACACTTGGCTGACCATCCCCTCGGCCCAGTCCTTCACATAACCCTTGTTCTTACTGCTCTCGGGTATCCAGACACGGCCATGGGCGATGATGTTGGACACAATGTTGAGGCGTTGGGTCTTGTCAGCATTGCCAGGGTTATACGCCCTCACAGGCAAGTGCGCCCTCTGTAAGTCTTGGATGAGCGAGATTCCTGCGGCCTTGTTCTCCACCAGAATCAAGTCTATGCGCTTTTTGTCCTTACCCTCACCATACACCACCTCGAACTCTTCTTTGACCTTAGGGCGGAGATCTGGGTACTGTAAGCGGTCTTGCCAGCAATCAATCACCATCACGCTCATTGGGCCATCTGTTGGCTTAAAGCAACCGAACACAATGTTGGCTGTGGCGTCGTTGACAGTCTTATCTGTAAACGCGACGTCATAAGAACTGACAATGTACTCGAACTTGGGGAATGCCTTGCGGTCGGGCCATAGCCTGAACATAGAGCGCTTGATGATACCCGTGTCCTCAGGGTCCAGAATCTCGGCATAGATCTCTTGGCGGCCGAGCTTAGTGCCCTCATACTGCAAGATCTGCTTTTGAAAGCTTGGAGCGAGGTTAGCGATGTTGTCATAGGTAGATGCCGTCGTGACCACTACGTCGTCTCCATTGCGTCCTACAAGGTCAACAATGAGGTCCTTGGGCCGTGGGGTGGTGGTCGCTATGATCTTGGTCTTCTGACCTAGTCGGACGCCGAATTGGATCTGGTCCCACGCCTCTTGGATGTAGTCCCAAGCGGCCAACTCATCCAGCCATGCCCCATGAAACTGTGGACCCCTGAACCGCTCGGGTTCGGACGCTGGGATGCCAATGATCAATGAGCCGTTCTTCAGCGTGATCTGACCAATAGACTTGTTGTAGTCTTCAATCAAAATATCAGGGATAACACTGAGTAGTCCAGAGTCACCCTCAAAGCAGGTCCCTCGGACGTCAGCGCTTGTTGGAGCGGCAACCAGCCATCGGGTCTTAGGTTGGGTCCACGCCCACCAGCCAATCGTCTCAGCGGCCATCCTAGTCTTGCCTGCGCCACGGCCAGCAAGGACCAATTGAATCGTGTACCAGTCGCCTGCGGGTTCGATCTGATGATTGTGAGCGGTCGCTAACCAATTCATGCGCCATTGAAAGGCGGCCAGATCTTCGGGGGACAGTTTAGCTAAGTGGCCCTGCAACTCAGGGTTTTCTAGTTGCTCTTTGATCTCATCAAGTAGTTCAAGTTGCATTTTGCAATTGACGCTTCATCTCGACGTTCTTAATTAGAGTGGTCACCACTTCTTTAGCCATAACGTCCACAACAAGGGGGTTATTCGCGTCGCCAGTGTGTTTGAGTACATCACCGTACTTGGTAGCCTTCAGCTTGGATGCAACCCATTTACGGGCGTCTATGCGGTTCTTCTGCCACTGGACGTATGCCGAATCAATCCTGATGTTGCCGTCTTTGTCAGTGATCTGGTAGGGCAGTTGATCAGCAATGTCCACGATTTCGTCAGCGTGAGTCTCGGCTTGGTCTTCACGGGCGCGAGCATAATTGTTACAAAAGTCTTCCTTTTCGAGCAACCAACGATAGATTGTTACTCTTTCGGGCATCTCGTCGTCTTTACAGATTTTGTTTAAGCTTTCGCCTTCAGCTATACGTAAACAGATCACTTGCGCTAGGTGATCGCTGTATTTTGATGGTCTTCCCATCTTTTTTGGCGCTATTGTGTTGTCAGGCATTCCCTTATCCTTAAAAGTCCTATGCACTGTCATTAGTTTAAGTCTTGTTTTCTATCCTTGCAAGACTCTGCGGTTTAGGCGGTCAATATTGGCCTTTTGAGCGTCGATCGTATCTAATGCTGTGGCCAACTTGTTCTCTAGGTATCTGATGCGACTCTGCGCGTATTCGACCCAATTCATCCATTCGTGGTCTTGGACCTCTGCCATGGTCGGTGCTTTAGTGGTTCGCGCGTCTACTATTTTTTGCTTGGGTTTGAGTACTGTCTTACGTTCTTTTGGCGGGCTCGGCGGCTTTGCGGTTTTTGCCTTCGTCGCAGTTGTCTTTGCCTTGGCAGTCGTGAGCTTTTGTGTCATCTTTCGTACTCCAGATTTTACCACAGTGGGTGCATTTGTAAATATATCCTACTATCACTTCAAGCCGTCTGTTACGTACATCGCCTCTGACTTTACCATGGTACGTTTTGATCTCTTCAATCATTTACTCTTTGTTAATTAATTTTTGGTTATTGTACATCATTCACAAGTACAACCCTTTTCGCAAGCATAAAAAGTGCAATCCCCACACCCATGGATTTTAACGGGTATGAGGTGGTCTTTTGAAAACTGTGGCCTATCAGGGTCCTTTGCGTACATAAAACCCTTGATGAACCAACTCTCCTCCAGTGAGGTACAACCCATGAAAATTTGCTTGTTGTACTCGTTAAAAGCGTTTTTGGCCTCATAGTCCATGTTTAACCCCCTTAGGCAATGTGCCTAGAAGCTCTTTAGCGGGCTCCAGACGGCCGTTTTTGTCTGCCCTATACCCAAGGTAGGCCAACAGGTCAGAAACGTCTGTATCGGTCTTTAATCCAAATGCCAATACTTGCAAGGCAGTGAACTCTTCACCCATTGAAAATGCGTCTGCGTAGTCCATTTGTATTACTCCTTAAACCAGTTCCCAGTCGTCGTTCAGTGCTTGAATGTGCTCTTCAACTTCTTCTTCGTAACGCTGAAGTTCGTACGGAGTCAATTCGTCTGTGATGTTGATGCCGTCTAAAGTAAAAACAAACACCTCTAAGTTATACCCATGGTCTTCGTTGTTGTCCACTGCCTCATAAGCCACAATGACTTCATCTGACTCAAATTGATTGGAAAAATCTGCTAGTGTTATTTCTGTTTTCATCTTTGGTTCCTCTTTGTTGGTGTGTTGATTTTAACTTCTTATTAATACCTTATGCAAGCATGGGGTTATTGCACTATTGACTTGATTTGATCCAGTGTAGTTTTTTTATCTACAAATGCCTTTGCATGAATTTCGTCGGGCTGACTCTTGCTGTAAGAGTGAATGACCTCCATCATGTTATCGTGGCTTTTGACAATCAAATCTGGATCTATTGGATAGCCACTCAGTGCAAGGGTATCTTGGCATGACTCATCAAACAGGCATATGGTCCCGCTGTTCAATGACTCATAAAACCGATTGGCCAAATAGTTGTAGGCAGTGTGGGTCTTTTTATCCTCGATGTAAAGCGAAAACCCATACTTGGCCAAGTCGCCCTTTTGTATGTTGAGCCTGTTAATGTAGTTTGGGTTCACGCCTAAGGCGTCAAACTTGGGCCTGTTCTTTAGGTGAGTTGATACGGTCATGCCATCAAAGTACTTTTGAAAATATTCTTTTCGGTCGTCTCTGTAAGAGCCATAGTAAATACAGTTGTGGCCGCCTTGGTTTACAAAGCTATAGTTTCCATAGACCAATGAATTCAAATTCATCAAGATCCAGTCGTCTACGTACTTCATAACCACCTTACTAACGCGGTGCGGGTGGTTGGCCAGTACCGTATACTTGCGGCCTGCCTTTGCGGCCATCCAGAGGGTCCTAGGTTCGCCTAAGTTGTACTCGTTGGTGACATAGTACAGCTTGGCATCTGGAGACTGTTCTAGCCACGCATAATCGGTGTAAGCGTAATGACTGGCATGGACAAAAATAATTGCCTCATATCCACTACGCAGATAGTCGTTAACATTTGGGTAAGACCAAATTAAATCAGCACCCAATGCATCAGCAATCATCTTAGCGTTTTGCCAATGTAGATTTTCTACTGGACCGTCGTGACTAGCCTTGTGGCTGTCTATGACCAGAATGCGGCCAGTAAATTTCTTCACTGGCTCCATGTCGTTGAACAAATTAAGTTGTTGATTCATGTTGAGCTAACACTGCCTGCAAACCCACAATTAACTGCTCTGCCTCACCCTTGGTCAATGTTGCGCTAAAAGTTGCGCTATGGCCCATTAAACAGATCCAGACGTCATCGCCAAAGTCTGACACTGATACGCGAACTTCATCTTGGGTTTTAATAACTGTTTCAATTTCTGTTTTCATGATTGTTCCTTTAAATGCCCCCGTAGGGGCGGTTGGTTTAACGTGATGTGACTTTGATAGAATAAACAGCGCTGACCTTAGTATTCTCAATGATTACTTCGTCAGGGATGTTGTAGATTTCTGCAATGGCTTTCCAGTCGGTGGTCTTGCGGTTTGCCTCTACGTATGTGGCTTTGAACATTGCGCCTTCGACTACTTTTGGTCCACCGATAGAGGCGGCGTCTTTTAGGCTGTCTTTGATTTTGTCGGCCTCTGCTGTCAACTCGGCAATCTGTGCGAGTAAGTTGCCTAGGATGTCAGCCTCGCTGATTTGGAGTGCTGAGAGTTCGATGTTGGTGATTGCGTTCATTTTGGTTCCTTTTGTTTAAATGCCTGCTCCGTTGCAGTGACTCTATCTTAACCGAAAGTTAATATCCCACGCAACCGTGGGGTTATTATTTATTTTACTTTTGTTGGTCTTTGTACAACAGTCTGTTTTACGCCGTTATACACGGTGTGCTCTTTGACTGTAGCCTTGACTGTATGTGTCTCTCCCTTAGATCCAATGAGACGGCCTGCACCCTTGTAAGTAATAGCATTGCCGTTTTCATCGCGGGCTATGGTGATGTAAGTTGTACCGTAGTAGCCATCGATTGCAATAATATTTTCTACAGTCAAAGACAAAGTAATTTTTTCGCCCACAGCGCCTAGGTGCTGGCTGTTAGCACGGGCAAACTCAAGGCGCTCAATCACAGCAAAGCAGGACTCTACTGCCTCAACTTGACGGTCTGTCAACTTGCCCCACTGAACGATGTTTTGGTGTGCGCTACGTAGGAATTCGTTTGTGCCCTCATATGCCGCTAAACGGGCCACTAAGGCGCTGTTGGCATCGCGCCATGATTGGGTAGCCTCAAAGCGCTGTGCATCTCTCTGAGCACGTTCTGCGGCCAATTGTGCTTGACGGGCCTCACGACGCTTTTGTGCGCCAGCTTGACGGCGGGCACGTGTATGCTCTGCGCGGACTTCTAAAAAGCGGTCAATACCCCAGCCAGTCTTAGCAACACAATCGCATCCAACCTTGAATTGCTTGGCACCTGCAATTGAACCCTTAATCCAGAACTCCCAGCGGATACCTGTGCCACAGTAATCGCAAACGCCACCGCCCTTGGTAGTACCGTCTCCGTTATCCCATACATTTTCGCTTACGCCTGTGCATGAGAAGGGAGCCTTGCCTAAACCTGCTTTTTCGAATGGGTGTGTCATTTTGGGTCCTATTTGTTTAAGTGCCTGCGTTGTGCAGTGGTTTAATTTTAACTATAAATTAATGACCTACTCAACTGTGGGGTTATTTAGGATTAAAAAACTCGCCCAATTCGTCAATAACTCGCCTGACTGTTGTATTTAAGGCATCATTCATATCCATCTTTTTGATGTCCCACATTCTCTTTTGCCCGTGCCAGCCTAGCATTGGCCCTTGGTGGCAGTCCCAACACAACGCAACTACGGTGTATTGGTTCCCCTGTTTAACATGGTGGGCACTACTAGGTCCAGCCGCATCACATACAGAGCAGGGCAACAACTTGACTAAATTC